TACACCATGGCTGAGAAGGAGGCAGTCAGTGTCCCCTACATCCATATCAAGGATGCGTCGTTCCTCAAGCGCAAGTTTGTTTGGAACGCGGAGGTTGGTGCCAGGCTCGCACCCCTCCCCAAGGAGACATTTGACAAGATGCTCACCTCCCGTCTCGATACGGGCAATATCGCAGCGGAGGCTCACTCCATCTGCGTTATCGAGACGGCGGTCCGTGAATACTTTTTCTACGGACGCCCAGTGTTCGAAAGCCGTCGTGAATATCTCATCGGCGTCGCACACAATTGTGGTTTGGATTTGTGGCTCACCGAGTCCACTTTCCCCACATTCGACCAGTTAGCTGCTGACTTTTGGTCCCGCGGGTTTCCCCCGCACATCGCACAAAAAGCTCAGGAACTGAAGCAGAAGTTCCTAGGCAATGTGGCCCGTGCAGCCACTCCATTCGGCGAGGGTTTGACTAGCCCCGCCGTCTACACATAGTTCCGCATACCCATGTAGAGGACTGCCACTGTAGATTGGCAGAATGTTGCGTGTCTGTACAAGAACAGACACCCGGTGAGCACACGGAATGTGCCAACCTTTGGTCATGTTACATTAACATGATCCTTGATCGCGTCTCGAATGAAGATGGCGCGTATCACCCTCAGAGCGAGCTTGTGACGTTTATCGACGAGCAAGACTCTGAGGTAGTCGGTGGAACTGCTGGCAATCATGCTTTTAGTAGCGGTGATGGCACAGTTAATACTGACATCCAGCAATTTTTTGCTCGCCCTGTACGCATTTCGATGTATACTTGGTCTGAGTCAACAGTTGCTGGATCCACGGCCAATGATATTGACCCGTGGCGACTTTGGGCACAGAATGCTTTCGTCAAAAATAAACTAAATAATTATGCTTGGTTCCGTGGTGATCTTCACGTGAAGATCATGATTACGGCATCACCATTTTATTATGGTTTGTTGAAGACGATTTATCATCCTCTGCCCAACTTCACCCCGTCCACTATTGTGAACGACGCTGGTACCCGATATTTGATCCCGTATTCTCAGCGTCCTCATGTGGACATCACGATTGGTGAAGTGGACTCATATAATATGGTTCTCCCCTTCATCTATCCGGCAAATTGGGTTAATATCCAAAAGTCGTCAAACATGACTGACCTTGGCAGGTTGCAGACCCTTGTTTATTCTCAATTGAAGAGTGCGAACGGGGTCACAGCTGCCGGAGTTAGCGTGAGTGTCTATGCTTGGGTTGAAAACATCGAATTGTCTGGAGCCTCTGTTGGCTACAGTATGCAATCCGATGAATTTGGCGAAGGTACGGTATCAAAACCGGCATCGTGGGTAGCGAAAGGAGCTTCCTACTTTGAATCCTGGCCAATTATTGGTCCATTTGCCACTGCTACACGCATTGGTGCTGGTGCCGTAGGAGCGATTGCAGCTCTTTTTGGTTTCACCAATGTGCCTGTTATAGCAGATACCTCCCCAATGCGTTCAGAGTGTTTTCCGAAATTCTCTTCGAGTGAGATCGGTTATCCGATCGAACGCCTTACGTTAGATCCTAAGAATGAACTTTCTGTGGATCCTCGTATTACTGGATTAGCGTCCGGTAAGGATGAAATGACGCTTGTGTCAATGGCAACACGAGAATCTTTCCTGGCTAAGGCCGTATGGTCCACTACTAACCAGGTTGATGCTACGTTATTTTATTCTAACGTAGCACCAACCTTGTATGATAATGATGGTGGAGCCCAATCTAAGTTGTATATGACACCTATGGCACATGTTGCTAAGGCGTTTAAAGACTGGCGGGGTTCCGTTATCTTTCGGTTCCATATTGTTTCTTCTAAGTATCATAAGGGAAAGTTGCGTATTAGTTTCGATCCCTCTGGGTACGCCGCACAGCACGTTGGTAACACTACCATCAGTGCAAACGTTGTACACACCGCAATTGTGGACCTTGGCGTGTCGAATGATATTGAGTTTGCAGTGCCTTACCAACAGGCACTTCAATTCCTGGTTGTTCGGAGTGCATTCGTTGCTTCCAATCAATTTTGGAAGACAAATACTGAGATGTCAGCGTTTTCATACGATGGCAACTACGATAATGGTTCCCTTATCGTGCGTGTATTGAACCAGCTCACAGCACCAGTTCTTACTTCCGAGGTTGACATCTTGGTTTATGTTCGAGCTGGTGATGATATTGAGTTTGCCAACCCTACGCCAGTGGATACTTCGGCACGGATTAGTGTCTTTGCTCCTCAGAGTGAAGAAATTTCCGAGCCCATTGTAGCCAAAACCATTGTGTTATCTGAAACTCGGTCGTCTACGGACGATCAGTATCTAGTGCACTATGGTGAGAACATTCGTTCTTTGCGACAGCTGTTGCGTCGATATGAACTTGTTCAAGTCGAAGGTGTTATTCCAGCTAGCACCAATTCATATGGTCACTTTTCGAAGGGATTTATGAAGATGCCACTTCAACCTGGCTTCAAAAGTAATGGTTATTCATTGGCAAATACCATTGTTGCAGCTGAAACCCCGGTGGGGTACAATTTCTCTCATTTGACGGCTCTTTCTTGGTTCGCCCCTGCATTTTTATGCTATCGTGGTTCCATGAACTGGTCTTT